GCACCCTTATTCGCGATCTGCAAAGCGGCCGCCAGGTCCGCGACGGCTGGCACACCCTTTTGCCCGAGCGCCTGATAGCCGGCGCTTAGGGTGGGGAAATACTGCGCCATATCCTTGATTTCGAACTTGCCGGCCTTTCCCGCGGCCGCCATCGCATCGATCGCCTTACCGGTTTCCCGGAAGGGAACCTTCAGATTGTCGACGACCGAGAAGCTGGCGTTCGACAGATCGGCAATCTCAGCGCCGTATGCGGTCGCGGCCCTGCCAATTGGTTTCATCATGTCGACGGCTTTGCGCGGATCCAACCCCGCGCCGGCGAGCACATCGACACCCTTCTGCAGATCGTCGGGCATCTGGTTCGCTGCACGCGCGGCCGTGAGGAGATTGCTCCCCATCTTGCCGGCCGCGACCCGCGACATATTCGCCTTCTGGGCGATGTCGGTCATGCCCGACTGAAACGCCTGCGCCTCCTCGACCCCGCCAATGATCGGCCGTCCGAGCGCCATGCCGGTGGCGATGCCTGACGCGCCGCCGGCGGCGAGTCCGGTGGCCATGCCCTGCACCTTGCCGAAGCTCTCCCGCGCGCGGGCCATGCGCTTCTGGCGTTCGGTGAGCGCGACCAGGCGGCGCGACTGTTCCTCGATCTCGTCGGTCGTTCGCGCGGCCGCGGTGCGCAAATCGCGTTCGTGCTCGACCAGGCCGCCGGCGGCCATGCCGGCAGCGCGCATCCGATCGCGGAGTCGCTGCAGCTCGGCCGACTCCGCGGCATGCTGCGTGGTGAGCTGCGCCGCCTCCTTCTTCGCCTTGGCGAAATCGGCCGCGAGTTTCTTGGTCGGCGTGGCCGCCTGCTGCATCTCGCGCGCGAGCTGGCCTACGCGCGTCTGCGCGAGTCCCAGCTCGTGTTCGGTACTTCGAAGGCCGGTCTTCAGCTGGCGGAAGCCGGCGACATCGGCCTGCGCGCGCTCGATATCCTTGAGCCGATCGCGGGTGACGCGCAGGCTCTGGCTGAGGCGCGACGATCCCGCGGCGATGTCGCGCATCGGCTTGGTCGCTTTGTCGCCTGCCTCGAGGAGCATGCGGATCCGCAGGTTGCGATCGGCCATGAGCCTATTTCTCCGGGTTGTGCCGGCGGGCGGCGCGCTCGCGCCAGCCCATCAATTCGGCGATGCTCATGCTGTCCATGACGGCCGGCGACCAATGGAACACGGTCGCGATATCGGCCATCACCTCGTCTACGCTTGGAGGGAGGCCGCCTCCTTCGCGGCCTTCGGCAGCAAAAAATCCATCACCTCGCCGCCGAGCTGCATCAGGTCGGCCGGATCCATGACCGCGCCCTTTGCAATGATGGGCGTGGTGATGCGAGGGGCCAGCGTGGCGAGCTGGATCACGTCGAGCTGGCTGAGCCCCATCAGGGTCAGGCCGCGCAGCTCGCCGGATCCCGGCTTGCGGACCTGCACCGTCGTGCCGGCCGGAATCAGCACGGCTTCGCCGAGCATCACGGGGGCGTCGAGCGTGAAGGTGCGGAACAGGGGATTGTCGCGGGTGACCTGGTCGGCAGCAATGGCGTTGGGCGTATCGTTCTGGTCGATCATGGTACGGCTTTCAGTTGCGGCCGGGAGGCAGGTTGGACGGCCGCGCGAGGACGCCGGGGCGGCGCCTCGGGCGGCGGATGGCGCTCATCGGCTCAGTAGATCCCGAGGGCGGCGCGGTGCCCGGCCATCAGATCGACGCCGTTCACGATCTCCACCCCGCCGAGGATGTCGATCTCGATAAGGTCGACGCCGCCCCAGATGAGCTTGAAGTAAACGAGCGCGCTCTTGACCTTGAATTCGCCGGACTCGCCCGGCTTCTGCTCGCCCATCTCGATCTCTTCGTGACGGCCGCGGGTGACGACTTCGATCGGCGTGATCTCGCCGGTGTCGTCGTTCTCATACGAGCCGACGAAGCGCTGGTAGACTCCCGACATCGAGACCATGCCGTACTGGGCGAGGATCTCGCGCATCGGGCCGCCATAGGTCACCTCAAGGTCGAGATCGTCGCCGCCGCCCATGTCGATCTTGGCGGGCCGGCTCATGCCGCCGCCGCGATAGCCCTCGAATTTGCGGTCGAGCTTGGGGAGCGTGATCGAGACGGTCTCGCCGACCCACGCGGCGCCCGAGTTGAACAGCGCCATCTGCTTCAGTTTGCGGGGGAACCCCATGTCGTTTCTCCGGATGATGGAAAGGGTGGCGGCAATCAGCCGGCGGCGACGAGGCTGGCGAAGTCCGCCAGATATTCGTCGGTGATCTCCTGCTCGAGGTTGAGGCGCTCGAGCGGGGGAACGGGCGTGTAGCGGTAGCTGATCGTCAGCTGCCCGGCCTTCAGCGCCGTCGTCGGGTTCTTGGCGGCGATGAACTGTGCCTCGGCGCCGAGGATGAAGCCGGCGCGCGTCAGCTTGCGGAACGCGTCGTTGATCTCCTCGACGATGTCGCGCGCGAGGCTGGGCAACAGCGGCTTGTCGATCGCCCAGATGAGGCCCTGCACGATGCTGTCGGCGATCACCTGGGCGGTGCGCGTGGCACTTTCGAAGGTGAAGGCGCTGTCGAGGTCCGCGCAGGTGCGGTTGCCCCAGAAGCGCAGCTCGCCGTTGATGCGGACGATCGTCGTGATGCCGGCCGCGTTGAGGATGTTCGCGTCGCTGTCGGGATCCTGCAGGTCGAACTGGATATCCTTGGTCAGGCCGGTGACGCCAGTGACGGGCACGTTCGACAGCGTCTTGTGGAAGCCCTGCGACTGGTCGATCTGGGCGCGCAGGCCAAGCGCGGTGGCGACGGCCGACACCGGCACGGTCGCGCCGTCGACTCCGTTCGGCGCGGTGAAGTCCGGCGTGATGAGCATCAGCTCGCGCTGGTCGAACTTCGCACGATAGGTGACGCATGCCGCGCGATCGGCGCCGACGCACTGGGCATAGGCCATGCCGCGCAGCCGGTTCGCCATCTCTGCCAGCGCTGTCGTGACGTGCTCGGTATCGAGCCCGGGGACGCCGAGGATTCGCGGACGAACGCCGAGCTGCGCCTCGGCCGCCAGCAACGCCTGCATGCCGGTCTTCACGCCGGCGACGTCGTTGCCGATCACGGCGACGTCGGTCGCCGCACTGTCAGCGCCAGGCTCGACGCGGACGATGACGACGGGGCAGCGGACCTGCTCGAGGATGGCGGAAAGCGAATCGCGCAGCGTGCCGGTCGCGCCGGCTGCCACGATCGCGTCGGCGGTAGTCATCGGCGACGTGTCGGCGCCGACCAGCACCGGCGTGTTCAGCGGGAACACCGCCGGGTCGGCCGCCATGGCGGTCGCGACCAGGCCGATAACCGCGGTGCCGACGATGGCGATGGTGCGGCTGGTGTTGGTGACCTCGGTCACCTCGATCCCGTGGAGAAACGACATCGGCAATCCTTTCAGGCAGCGAGCGCGGAAGCCGCGCGGATGGGCAGGGAGAAATCGAAGGGGGCGATCGTCGCGGCGACGTCGGTGCGGCGACCGGTGATGCGCAGCGTGTAGGCACCGGTCTGGTCGCCCGCGGCGAACGCCACGCGGGTGAGACGGACGCGGCCTTCCTGGCGCATGAGCGCCAGCGCCGTCGCCGCGAACACGCGCAGGCGACCGAGATCGTTCATCGGCTGATCGAGCAGCTCGGGGAGGATTGAGCCATAGTCGCGCCGGGCCAGGCGCGTGCCGAGCGGCGTGCCGAGGATATCGGCGATCGACTGGCGCAGATGGTCGGCGCCGGCGAGCGGCTTGCCGGTGCGGGCGTCCATGCCGTTCACTGCGGCTTCCCCGACAGCGCGCCGCCCGCCTGGACGCCAGTGTGAACGTGATTCTTCAGGCTCTTGCCGTCCGCGACGACGTCGTTGGTGGCGGTCATGGCGCCCTGCAAGTCGATATCGCCTTCGATCCGAACGGGGCCGACCAGGCGGACGCCGCCGCGAGCGATGATTGTCGCCTTCCCGGCGCCGACCATGACGGTGAAATCACCGGAGCCGGGATCGTACCCGCACCAAGCGCCGTCTTCGAAATCGATCCGCGTCGAGCCGTCCTGTGCGGCATGCGGATGCGCGTCAGAGCTGAGGCTTCCGACGATCACGCCTCGCGCCGTGTCGGCTTCCGGCGAAAGCACCGAGACCTGTTCGCCGACGCTGGGCGGAGACCAGACGCGCGTCTTGCCGGATCGGCCGCACTGCCAGGGAATATCGCCCGTGGTCAGGTCATCAGCGAAGCGGACGCGCGCGGTGCCGGCGGGAAGATCGACCGACACGACGGTGCCTTCGCGCACGAGGTCGCCAATCAGGCGCTGAATGTCGGCAGGATCGGCCATCCGCGGACCATGACGACGGGGTATGTGCGATGTCGCGGCCACGCTCTTGTCGCGACGCACGCGACAAGAGCGGGTTTAGATCAGCAGCGGCACGATCGCGAGTGCGCCCATCTTCAGAAGCTGGCGCGGGCCGAAATGGTTGATGCCGTTCGTCACGCTGTAGTCCTGCTGCGACAGGCCGGTGACGCTGTGCGAGTCCGGCCCCTGGATCAGGTGATGCGGCAGAACGGCGCAGTCGAAGTCCAGCCCGGCCTGCATGGCGAGGTTGTAGGTCGAGCCCGCCATTTCGGGCGTGATGCCGGGCGACGACTGCGCGTTGAAC